CGTTATATGGCTTTGCCATATCTGCCACAAGGATTTACATCTTCAACGCAGGAGGCGCCATGAGTCTATATGAATTATTAGTTTATTGCCCCGCCTATCATCTCAAGCTCACGCCGGATTCTTGTGGCCGCATGTGGCTTGAGGCCCAGGCACGGCGTGATAAGTGGTCTGACAGAGACCCTCACCTGTATTGCCGTCATTGCAAGGCTGGCAAGAGGAGGTCTGTTAACACGGTCACGTGTAAGAGGTGCTATCGGCTACCGGTGAAGGACGGATTGTGCGTGTGGTGCGGGAGGCGGCATGATTGAGATAACCCTCACAGACCCCCTTGTTTCAATTTCCATTCCCCTTGTGGCCCCCACCCTTAATGACTGGTATGGCGGGCGGCACTGGAGACACAGAAACATAGTGGCGCGGACATGGCACAAGGCGGTATGGGTAGAGGTCAAGAACAATAGGATAGGCCCGATAGGGAAGAAACACTTTCCCGTGATGATTACGACCCGGACCACCTTCCCCTTGAGGGCCCGGAAGCGTGACACGTCGAATTGTTTCTCGGCCAACAAACTGGCAGAGGACGCCCTTGTGGCGGCGAAGGTGCTCCCCGATGATACGCCTAAATACGTCGGCGTTCACATCGTCCTGCCGTCAATCTACGGAGACAGGGAGAGGCCGGAGGGGGTAACGGAGGTGAGGATATACAAAGTGATGGAGGGGATATCATGATGATAAGACTTTTCGAATGCCCATCTTGCAAGACAGCGCATCGGCTCAAAGAATATGAAGTGATATATAAAATTGTAAAGAGGGAGAAGAAGGAGAAATCCTTCTGTGCTTGCGGGGCCGAAAAAGACTCAAAGGCAAAGAGCTGTTACAAATGTTTCTTGCGTATGAGATGGCCTGTGGTGGACGAAGAAAAGGTGAATAAATATCTCTCCAAGCATCATAGTTTGGGTATAGATTTTTACAGGCTATACAGTGACCTTTCAGGGGGGAAGGAGTTAATTTTACGAGATGGAGACACTTTAGAAAATCTGTCGAGGCGTCTTGAAGAGATATTGGGTGAATTACCCAAACGGGAGCAGATAGCGTTAAGGGCGCGATATTCCAAATACAGAGATGGGCATATTTGCTCTTATAGGATGATAGGGGATTTGTTGGGCGGTATCTCTGCATCAAGGGTGCAACAACTTATTCAAAAGGTTTTGCGTAAATTGCGGCACCCTAAAAGATACGGATATTTTGTGTATAAGCGGCGGACTATGGAAGTAGTGGCTCCGTCTGAGTCGCGAGACAGAGCTGATGTGTCGCCTCCTGGAGAGGGGCATAAGTTGCCATCGCATACAAAGAGTCTTCCTTTGAGTTATTTTAGGCACCGCATCTCAAGGCGAACTTGCCGGCTCATGAATTGTCATGGGCTGAAAACATTAGGGGATTTGATTGATAAAACTCCAGATGAATTAATATCCCTTCCGGGCTGTGGAATAAAGACTGTAAATGAGATAAGGAGGCTGCTGAAAAGTGACTTTGGTATTGATTTAGCAGGCACATCTTGACAGAGGATGTGTTTTCATGTAATTAACTGAAGAGGGGGCTTTCTATGCTCAAGCGCAAGACACCACGCTCAAAACACTATCTCAACTACATTCGCTCTTTACCCTGCTGTCTATGTGGTCACCCTGCCGAGGCCCATCACATGGAGACCGCCGGCGTCGGCATGAAGGGCAGCGACTATCTCACCATCCCCCTATGCAGAATACACCATAACGAATACCACAACAAAGGCAAGAAGACCTTTACCGATAGCCACGGCCTGAACCCATGGCGGCTGATGGCCAAGTATATGGAGGCATATGTCCATAACGGTCAGAGTTGAGGGACTGGACAAGGTTGCTCGTATGCTCGACCCCAAACGGTTTGAGCGGGTAGTCCGGCGCACGGTGAACAAGACGGCGGCCAAGGCCAAGACCGCTATGTCAAAGGAAGTCCGCAAGACCTACACCATAAAGGCCAAGGACTTCAACAAGAAGGTTAAACTCAATCGAGCCAAAGGCAGAAGCCTCAAAGCCGTAATCAGAGCCAAGGACACAAGAGGAACCCCGCTTATCAACTTCAACCCACGCCAGACCAAGAAGGGCGTGACATACAGGGTAAAGAAGACAGAGGGGCGCAAACGTCTACCTCATGCCTTCATCGCCACCATGCCATCTGGACATACAGGTGTATTCAAGAGGTTTGGCCCACGAGTCAGGATAAGAGGCCGGGCCGGAAAGCACCAGCGCATCAGAGAGCAATTCCGCGTTGATACCGTGGGCATGGTCAACCAGGAGGGAGTCAAGGCGGCAAGGCGAACCGTAGACACAGACATGGACAGGATACTGACCCACGAACTTAACTTCGAGATGAGTAAGGGGTAAGAAAGACCCCCGTCCGGGGTTTTTAAACGTGAACGTCTACGGAGAGGATTCTAACGCGCAAAATCCGCGAATTTTTCAATTAAATTAGGGCTTTTCGCAAATGGGAAAAAAGAGACGTAAAAAGACAGATGGCGAACCCCTTAAAATCCCCTGTACTTTTGACGATTACAAGTTGAAAAAGACCACTGGTGAGATGATAATCGCCTTTGCCATACCGCCGGAAAAGGTTGATTTGGCAAAGCCTTTATTGAATTGCGTCCAGGAGCCTTTTGTTCTGTTACTGTTCAAGCCTTCGAGCCAGGACGAGGCCGAGATGCTTTTAAACCTTGACGTGACGGAGTTAAATGCCTGATTGTTCTGCGAAGTTTTTAGCGAAACTCTTTAGCCTTACCGAAAGGCGTATCCAGCAGTTGGCCTTGTCCGGCGATATGGTCAAGTTGAGCCGGGGCAAGTATGACCTTTGGCCCTCGATAAAGGGCTACACGGATTTTCTTCGGAAACAGGCTGTTACCGAGGAAAAGAAGTTAATCGCCGAGAATAGACGCATCAAGGAACTGGTGCGTATGCAGAAGGAGGGCGAACTTGTCAACGCCAAGGAATTACAGCGCGAGTTAATGACCCTCTTCACTACCATCAAGACCCGCATCCGCGCCACGGCCCCGAAGTGTGCTCAGGAGATAGCCCACCTGAAAGTCTCCAAGATGAAGAATAAGGAGTTGATAGCGGCGATACAGTCGATACTCAAGAAAGAGCATGATGACGCTTTGCAGGAGTTGAGCGAGTGGAAGTCAACGAAGTCTTAGAGGCCGCCGTCTCTGTCCTCGCTCCTCCTCCTGACCTCACCGTGTCCGAGTGGGCTGATAAATACCGCCGCGTTTCCATTGGCCCCTTCCCCGGCCGGTGGAAGACAGCCCGGACGCCGGACCTCCGTGAGCCTATGGATTGCGCGGCTGACCCTCTTGTCGAGGGGATAGTCATTGTCAAGCCAACGAGGATAGGCGGCACGGACGGCCCCATTAACAACCCCATAGGTTACTACGTCCATTATGACCCCTGCGATATTCTCTATGCCCAGTCTTCCAAGGACCAGGGCGAGTTATATTCCGACTCAATCCTTATGCCGATGCTTCGGGATACTCCTGTATTGGCAGAACGTCTTGTAAGGGAAAAGGGCCGGAAAGCGACGCAGACCAAGACGAAGAAGTTTTTTATCGGCGGCGCCACCATGCGGATTATCGGTGCCAAGTCCCCTAAAGGCTTTCAGGCTATTCAAGCGAGACTTGCCATTGGTGACGACCTCGATGAATGGGAGATAAGCAAGGCGGGCGACCCTGTTCAGAAACTTATTGACCGGACAAAGGGAATATGGAACCGGAAGATTATTCTGGTCTCTTTCCCTACCCGCAAGGAGACCTCCCGGATATGGGATTATTATCAGCGGACAGACCAACGTCAAAGGTATGTGCCATGCCCTCACTGTGATGAGTTTCAGGTTCTGAAATTCGGCGGGCGTGATTACGATTATGGCCTGAAGTGGGAAGGGAAGACGGGGGCTGTCTGGTATGTCTGCGAGCACTGCCATAAGAAAATTCAGGAGTATCACAAAGACGACATGAACGCGCGCGGTGAATGGCGGGCGGCTGAAGAGTTTAACGGCTGGGCTGGGTTCAAACTCAATCCTTTCTTGCGGTCTTGGCACAGGTGGGCAGAGATACGCGATACTTTCCTTCAGGCGGGCACAGACCCCTACAAACTCATGGTCTTTGTCAATCAGACCTTGGGCGATGTGTATGAAGATAAATCCGATAGCAAGGTCACGGAAGAAGAACTTTACGCCCGGCGTGAGATATACCCGGCTGATGTGCCCATGGGGGCCCGGATACTGACCGCCGCCGTGGATACGCAGGACAACCGTCTTGAGTGTGAGGTCATGGGGTGGGGGCCGGGCGAAGAGGCATGGGTTATCGAGCATAAGATATTTATGGGTTCGCCCGTGGAAGAGTCTGTCTGGAACGCCCTCGACAATTACCTGTTACAGACCTTCCGGCATGAGTCCGGTTACCAGATGGAGATTAAGTCTGTCTGCGTGGATACTGGCGGTCACCATACCGCACAGGTCTATACTTTTACAGGGCCCAGAGAAGGGCGGGGGATAATGGCCGTGCATGGTTCCAATGACCCCAAGTCCGATGTGCTTGACGGGCCGGTGCGGACAAATAAAGGCTCTGGGGCGAAGTATAGACGGGTGGGCTCTGCAACGTGTAAAGACATCCTCGCCGGCAGGCTGAAACTGAAGAAGGTAGGCCATGGCTATATCCATTTTCCCAACTCGCTTGATATGGAGTATTTCCGGCAACTCCTCGGGGAGAAGGTCACGGTCAACCGCAGTGGTAAGAGACAGTGGACGCCTATTCCGGGGCGGCGTAATGAGGCGATGGACCTGTATAACTACAACCTCGCTGCCCTTCGGATACTGCGCCCTGACTGGGAGGCGATAGAGAGAGGGGTTGCCGTTGACCTGGGCCGGAAGGTCTACGTCAATCATCGTGAGGAGGTGCATCTTGATGATACGATTACCCTGAAAGAGCAACTCCCGATTATCGTCTGCTGTGACTTTGGGAAACCTCAAATGATATGGGAGCTGGCCCAGACGGACGGTAAACAGGTGTGGGTATTTGACGAACTTGCCATCCGGGGAGCGGATACGGCACAGATGGCCATGGCTATCCAGAAGAAGTATGGCGGGCACCGGGGGGGCTTTCTGGTCTATGGGAGCGCACAGGGAACGGTGAGGAGTTCATCTGGCCGTAGCGAGTATGCTTTACTTGCCGATTACGGCTTTACCAAGTATCGGGTGCGCCGCATGAACCCTGAACAGAATGACGTGATTAACGCGGTGAACAATATGCTTGAGAACATCGCCGGCGAGGTAAGACTGAAGTATCACCCGAATTGCCTACATCTGCGCCGGGACTTCAGTCAGTGCTTATGGCTTGAGGACCGGAGCGATATTGACCGGACGGACTTTGGCCGGGGCTTTGCCGCCGAGTCTTTGGGGTATTTTATTATCTACGAATGGCCGCTCCGCACAAAAAAGCCGAACCCCTCACGGAGGTTTTACAAGTGAGTAAGAAAAAAGACTTGACAGAATTTGAATATTCCGTTAAAGAGATAGAGAAAGAGTTTATTGAAGTCCACAAGATATTAAAGGGACTTTCTACATGTCTTAAACGTCTCGAAGAAAAAATAAGCCTCCGCAGGTCACAGGATACCCCGGACTAAACCGGGCACATCCTCAACCTCAAGGAAACGTAAGGGCCACTCAATGGTTTAAAAGCCATGGGTGGCCTTTTTGCGTTCTGGGAATATGACAAAAGAAGAACTCTTACAGGAGCACCCGCACTATACCGAGTTTATCAACGATTGGGTTTTCTTCGTCCGGTCTTATCTCGGCGGGAAGTTTTATCGCGACGGGGATTATCTTGAACAGCATCCCTTCGAGAGCGAGGAGAATTATGCCCGCCGGAAGAAGATTGCCTTTTTCTATAATTACTGCCAGCCGATAGTTGACATCTTCGTGTCGCTTCTCTACAAAAAGGCGCCATCTCGGAGTTATGGTTCTCTCAATGACGACCCGCTCTTTCAGATGTTCTTGAAGAATGCCGACAGAGGGGAGAGCCCTAACACTTATTCACAGTTTATCCGGGAGGCCCAGAGATACGCCGCTATTTATGGCCGCGTCTCGGTGGTCATAGACAAACCCAACTTTCAGGCCCAGACCAAGGCCGAGGCCATCGACCAGAAAATCTATCCATACCTTACGCTTGTAACGCCCGAAAACATCCCCTACTGGCGGTTTTACCGGCGTGTCGACGGCAGCACGGCCCTCGCCGAGGTGCGGATTGTCGAAGAGAGAGACGACAAGGGCAACCCGATAAAAATCAGGGTATGGAACACGCTTTCATGGCTTCTTTACGTGATAGACCCGAACGCTTCGGCATCTGACCCCGTGTCCCCGGTTGACGCGGGGCTGCATGAACTCGGCGTTGTGCCGGTGGTCAATCTCTATAACAAGAATTCCGGCATTCCCATGCTTGGCATCTCGGACATTGCCGATATCGCCGACATCAACAAGGATATTTACTCTTTGTCTTCCGAGGCGAGAGAGATTATATCCAACACGGCTTTTCCGATGCTTGCCATGCCGATGGAGAGAGGGGCCACAGAAGGCGGGACGCCCGTGGGGCCGCGTAACATTCTGGAGTTTGACCCGGAATTGCCTAATTCAAAACCTTACTGGCTTGAGGCTCCTCATAATTCCCTGCCGCAGATTAGGGAGTTTATGGCGCAGCACAGGCGCACGATATTCCAGATTGCCAACCTTCTCGGTATCTACATCTCTGGCGAGTCGAAACAGCCGCCGGCCGGTATCGCCCTTGAGATTGAGAACCAGCAGCGCAACGCTGTTTTGAAAGAGAAGGCCGATAACATGGAGCAGGCCGAGACCTTGATACTCAGCGTTTACGGATTATGGGAAGGAGTCACGTTTGACGGGCGCGTGGAGTATTCGCC